CATAAGTTCATTTAAATCTTTTTCTAAATATTCTACGCGTCCTGTTTTATATGCTTCTGGATGAAAAGGCATCCACATACCAACTGCGCCAACATAAACATCGTGATTTGGGTCATGTTCTCTTAACATCTTACATCTCATTTCTGCTTCTTCTTGTGAACCAAATACACCTCGCACTTTAATACCTCTTGTATTTGTTTGAAACTCGTGTAATTCATTATACTCTTTTTGTAATAGTTCTTCTTTAGCATCAATAAATGATTTATATTCATCATCTAGCGTAGTTAAAAATAAATTTTCTTTTTCCTCTTCTACAAACTCCTCCATATCTTTGCTTAACTTATTAAAATCTAAATTATATTTGTATGCTAAAAAACTCAAAAATTGTGTATATTTTTCAAAAGTTTTTTTAAACTCAAAGTTCTTTAGGAATTTTTCAAAATAAAATAATTCTTTATTTTTAATATGGTCTTCAGGAGAAATAAAACTTAGACATACGTATTTTTGACCACCTATAGGTTTATCTTCATCTAATAAATCTACATATTGTGCTTTTTCTAAATTATTAACTGATTTATCTTTATCTTTGTCTTTATCTTTAGATTTAGAAGATTTAGAAGATTTTTTATTAAACATTTTATAAATTAGTATTTTAATATAATTTTAAGTATTAAATTTAAACATTATATTAAGTAAATTATAAATAAAATTTAATTTTAAATAATAATTATTTAGGCAATTTTATATAATTAAATTTAAATTAATTAAATTAAATTAAATTTAATTTAATTTGTGTATAAATATAATTTTTTTCTCGAGTATTATTATAAAACAAAATGAATTTCAGTATGGGTGAATTAGTTAAAAGAGCCGTGAAATATTTGATTGAAGGTTTAATGGTGGCAATAGTTGCTTTTGTCATTCCACAAAAACCATTGAAAATGGAAGAAATTGCCATTATTGCTTTAATGGCCGCCGCCACATTCTCTATATTAGATACTTTCATTCCTACTATGGGTGTAACTGCTAGATCTGGTGCTGGTTTTGGCATTGGTGCTAATTTGGTTGGTTTCCCAAGAATGTAAATATACTTTAGTAATAATAATTAATAATAATTAATAATAATTAATAATAATTATTAATTAGTAAAATTTTATATATTTTATAACGCTATGTAAGCATTATTAGTAATAATTTACTAATTGGTAAATTTATTTACTAATTGGTAAATATATATACTAATAGTAGTATACTATGAATATACATAGAACCAAACCTCTAATAGGTATATTGCCTACTCCTTATATAAAAGACCCAGTTACTAAAAAACAATTTGTATCTAATAAAATATTTTTAACAGCAGACATAATAAGTTTTTTAAAAAAATATTCAATTGATTATATTATAATTCCATACACTATTACAAAACTTGAGTTAAATAAAATACTGCCAAATTTAGATGGTTTATTTTTTACAGCAAATCATCGTGGAAATTATTATGATAACAAATTTATTAAACAACATTTTTCAACACAAAAATATATAGTAAAAAAAGTAAAAATGCTTGCTGCTAATAAAATAATAATTCCAATATTATCAATATGTCATAGTCATCAATGTATGATTTTGATTGAAAATAAAATTGCTATATCAAATAAAAACATAAAAAACACTTTTATTAATGTAAACTCAGATGGTATTAAAACAATACCAAAATTTAAAAATACCACTATGGGAAACTTATTTAAATCTAAATTTAATAAAACCAAAAAATTATATCATAGTCATAGACTAGCTGCTGATTCGAAATACAAAATAAAAAACTACGAAGTTATTGCTACTTGTTTAGATAAAAACAAAAAAGAGTTTGTAGATATAATCAAGCATAAAAAATATCCATTTTTTGGATTTCAAGGCCATCCGGAAGTAGAAAATACAAAATTGTTTGCTCCTTATATTTCTTATGTAAAATATATTTTTAATAAAAAAAAACCAAACCAAAAAATAATAAATAAAGAAATATATAATAAACTTAATTTATTAAAATTAAGATCTACAAAAACTCCTTGTAAGAAATATAAATTGGCATCGACAAAACATAAAAAGTGTAGAATATTTTATGATGTATAAATAAAATCGTCCCTACAAATACAAACATAGCTTAATAATTTTTGCGTTTCTTTGTGCGCTTAGCGCGTTTTTTTATATTTTTTTTTGATTTATTTTTAATGTCATAATCTTCTTTAGGTATATATCTAAAAAAATTCATATTATATAATTTTGAATTACGTGATACTTCGTTTGTTTTAATTTTAGCATATAATTTGGCTTTTTCTTCTCTCATATCTTCCAATGTTTTTTGTTTTCCATAACATAATACACTAAATCTTCGCAACAAACCTTTTTGTTGAAGACGATTTTTTAACTGAACTTTAAATAAATACTCAGCAATACATAACAATCTGTTTTCATCGTAATAAGGTCTATTTGCGTATATAAATATTAAGTAAAAACTTAATATAGTATCTATTGATGCCACTTTTATTTTTTGTCCATTAATATTTATTATATTGTAACTATGACAAGCAGTAGGTTTATAAATAAACGCTATAACATCATTGTTGACAATAACCTCATAATGAATATCAACATATTCTCCGATTGGTTGTTTTTTAAAAATTTTGACATTTTTATAACCTTCATAGATTAGTTGTTCTTTCAAAATAGTAGCACTTTCTTGTGGATTTTCGCTTAATACATCAAAATCTGGAATATTGGAAATTTGTTTTCTTTCTTTATATGGCATATATTTACTATATAAAGTTGATGCGTAACCTCCAAAAAAAACTAAACCCTGATTAATAAACGAGGTTCTAGTAATTTCATATATAGCTGCTTGATCCTCTTCTTTTCCTTCATATTTTCTTTGAAAATCTTGTTTGTCACATAACATACCTTTTAATGGATAATTTTTATTTAATAAACTGATCCGTTTTAGGACTTTTTCCCATCTAGATACATCTCCCATTGGACGAGATAATTCAAGATACATTGCCATACGTAGAAAATTTGGTGGGCAATAATTAATTCCATTAATTTTTATTGCTTTTTTAGAAACATTTTGAAACAATTTCTTGTCTAATAAGGTAATATCAGCAATAGGAACAAAATTCACAAATACTTTATATGTTCCACTATGAACTCCTGACTTGGCTTCTACTTCTTCATAACCAGCTTTATAATATATATTTGCTAAATCTCTCGCGTATTCCATGGCATAAGGTGAAAAAAAATCATAATCTGGTATTTCAATATTTTTATTATAAAATCTATATTGCTCTGGGAGTATATTATTTACGGCAGTTCCGCCATAACATAATATTTTGTGTGTTCGTAAAAAAGTTTCTAATATTTCTATAATATTTTTAATAGTATCTGATTGAACTAATTTTTTTCCAATAATATATGTAGCGTTGTCTATAGCATTTCTTAAAATTTTCAATTCTTTTTCATCATATGATTCTTTCATATAATTGTATATTATATATATAATTATATATTATTAAAATTTTCAATAAATCATTAAAAAGAGTATTTTTTATCAATATGCGTGCCCCTCTGGAATGCCGGTACCGCTACTACTCATAGTAGGAAATGGACCAGCACCAATGCCTCCACTTTGGCTAGCGCCTTCACTTTGGCTAGCGCCTCCAGTTTGGCTAGCACCTCCAGTTTGGCTAGCACCTCCAGTTTGGCTAGCGCCTCCACCTCCGCCTGTAAGTCGATCAACTAAACTATTAGCAATACTTGAGGTTGAATAATTATTTAACCCAACTCCTAGTGGAGTATTAAGAGGTGAGGGTGCTACATTTAATAATATTGGTTCTTTCATTTTCCAAGAAAATATTCCATTAAGTTCAAATTGTTTATTATAACCAATCAAATTACTATCTAAATTTTGATGTTTCATACAAATAGCATGACATCCATTTACAAAAGAACTAACGCTATCAAAATTTTTTATGGAATTATCTAAATTTGGTAAAACAATTGTAAATTTTCTTTTTGTATCTTCATTAAATTGCGAAGTGCCGTTTTTAGCAACAATATCATTATATCTGAAAGTATTACAATATAAACTTTTACCTTTTAAATTAATATATTTTTGTAATTTAACTAATTTAGGATTTATAATAATATTAGGTTCAGGATTAAAATCACAAATAATTATGATTTTTCTGTATAAATCTTTCATTTTAAGATTTAATACAGCCGCATCTTTATAAGTTGTTAATAATGAAAAATTTGAATTTACACTTCTATCACTTCTGTCAATATATTCTTCAAATAAATCACCCATTTTTTCTAACATAGTTAAATTTGTGCTCATTACTCTAAAATTTAAAATTAATGGGTCATTAGCACAATTAGTTTTAACTCCATCAAAAGCACTTTCCGTTATAACATTTAATACTTCGCTTAGCAATAAAGCATTATATGTTTCTTTAATATAATTACTATTTGCTGTAGATGAAGCAATTATTGGATCATTATTGTATGAATAAATTTCAAAATCTAAGAATCTACAACCATTACTAATACATTTTTCTAAAGCACATAAAGCAACAAAATTATTTTTGTATCCATCTCCACAACAACAATTATATGCGCTTTTAATATGATAATTAATTAATGTACTATTTGAATTATCAAATGTAGGTTTAGCACTTGATTTAATATAAGTATCATTATTAAAATAAGACTCATTTGTTATATTTGGATAATATATATCTAATTTGTTGCATGCTTTTTCTTTTAATCTCAATCTATCAAAAATCCAACTAAATAAAACTACTAATAACAATGTAATAATTCCTAATGTTATTACTAGCGTTTCTGATTTACTTATTTTATTTATGAATCGGTTTTCTATTTTTGCTTGTATAATTGGCTCTGACATAACAATTATAATTACTATATATTATAATTACATTATAAAAAATTTAAAATATATTATGACATAAATAAAATTTATAATGTTATATTAATTAATATAATGGCAGGTGGATTATTAAATTTAATAGCACTAGGCAATCAAAATATTATTTTGACTGGTAATCCTACTAAAAGTTTTTTTAAGTCAACATATTCTAAATATACTAATTTTGGATTACAAAAATTTAGAATTGATCAAGTAGGACAAACAGAATTAGATATTACAAAAATTTCCAAGTTTAGTTTCAAAATTTTGCGCTATGGAGATTTACTAATGGATATGTATTTAGTAATAAAACTACCCAAAATATGGAGTCCTGTTTTAAAATATAATAATGAATATAGACCATATGAGTTTAAATGGATTAAAAATATTGGTTGTCAAATAATTAAAGAAGTTAATATAACCATTGATGGCACAACAATACAAAAATTTAGTGGTCATTATTTACAAAACATAGTAGAGCGTGATTTTGATGCCCATAAAAAAGCAATTTTTGATAAGATGACAGGAAATATTAGCGAATTAAATGACCCAGCAAATTATAATAATAGAAACAATAATTATCCAAGTGCGTTTAATATTAATGGTGTTAATACTGATATTAGTGGTATTGAACCATCAATACGTGATTATAATTTGTATGTACCAATAAATAGTTGGTTTTCTATGTCATATTTAATGGCATTACCATTAATATGTTTACAATATAGTGATTTAGTTATAGATTTTACATTAAGACCTATAATGGAATTATATACAATAACAGACGTGCTATACAATAATTCTAATAATCTTACACCCTATAACAATTTTCCACAAATTCAAGCAACACAGAACGTGTTAGCTTACCAATTTAAAAGATTTATACATCCGCCACCAATTAGAGATTTAAGTTCTAATATTGATGCTTATGTAAATTTAAGAACAACAATAAATAGTAATATTCATTTAATATGTACACAATGTTTTTTAGATGAAACAGAACGAAAACATTTTGCCAAAAATAGTCAGACTTATTTAATACGAGAAATAAATGAATATAATTTTGAAAAAGTTATAAAATCAAACAAAGTTAAAATAGAGTCAAAAGGTTTAATAAGTGGTTGGATGTGGTATTTTCAAAGAAGTGATGTTGCTTCTAGAAATGAATGGTCCAATTATACTAATTGGTTATATGAAGACAAAATTCCCAATGATTTAGAAAAA